CGCTTTTTGTAGCTAGAGTCTCAATATCTATCATTGCATGAGTTGGCATTACTTAAAATTTCCGTAAAGTTGATCGAATATCTTCTTCGCTTCATCAGCACTAAGTGCTTCTTCTTTATACAACGAGCGTTCTTCTGTGTTTAACCACAGCCACTCATTAAAATTTATACTGTATGACTTTGTTTTATCGTATTCAAACATCCGGTTACTCCTACATAACGTTAACATTAATCAATATATTAGCACCACTCCATCAGGAAGTCAAGAACTTTTTGAAATATTTTTCACATAAAGCGTCTTCGTTGCGGTATGCTTCAATCTCACAGGGCTGGTCTTCGTAGCGCCTTTTCATCAAACCGTGGTCGATTTCGTGCAATATCAACTGTTTAGCATGTATGAGTTCATGCATAAGGTTGCGAAGTACTTCATTTCTTGTAAAGTAGCCCCCATGGCTCTTCCTGCCCAAGCCTATCACAATATGTTCATTATCACCATAACAAAAGCCGCCCAACTGATCTTCTAGCTCAGTTATTAAATCAATTGTTATATCTACATCGTGTGTTATGTCCTTGCACTGATCATACAAATACTGTTCGCACTCTTGTACTACTAGGCTCTTTTTAGCAAATCGTCCTGCCCAAAAAATATGTATCATACACGTATCTCAACAAGTTGTTTAAATTCATTGCTCTGCAAATGCAAAGAGTTTTTCTGGCGGCGGTTTGCTGTATAATGGTATATGTCCAATATATCATTGTTTAAGCGATCTATCTCTTTGGCGCAAGAATCTACACGTTTTACCAAATTAGTTTCTTCGTCATAAGAATGGTCTATTAGGTCTTTAAAGGTATCAAATCCAAACTGCTCTAATTTTTTGATAGATCCAGGAGCATTTATTGATAAGAACAACTGTCCTGCATATATAGGCTTCCAAGTTTTTTCTGTAAAGAACATACGTTTGCACGAACTCTCTGTTATAATATTCAGTGCTGTTTGATTATATGCTGGGCTACTTACTGTATGATCGTTAACATAAGGATCAGTATCTGAAAGATCATCGATTGTGATCGGACAAATATGCTTGAGCATGCTTAAAAAATATTCATACTCGTCCGAGTAATCCAGTATGTCTTGTTGCCAGTAGTCTTGTTGTAAATGAGTCTTAGCATGCTGTTGCTTATCCCAAAGAAAACTGTGCAACACAGACTCTTGTAAATTGTGCGAGTAAATCTTATTCAGCATGATAAGCCTGTGTATCTTAGGAACAGAATTCAAACAAGAGAATTTGTGTTCGATTGATTTTTCTTCTATTGGATATTCGGCTTGGCTGTACGGTAAATGAAAGTAAGATGTATAGTTATCCTCAGTAGCATCGTCACTAAGAACCACTACTTTCTTATTTTTGTGTGTATCTACAAATGACCGAACTTGCTGTTGACTGAGTGCGTCCATTGGGTTGTGACTCACGTCCAATACAATAGTGTTAAACCAAGCGAGCTCAGGTAATTCGTAATTTAGTAAATTATCGTTAACTATGACATAATTGTCATGTATACCCAATTTACTAGATAGCCATGGTATAAGGTATCTTCTACTGACTGTGCCAGTGTTGTAAACCTCAGACAAATCAATAATTTGTTTCATCTTAACTAATAACTATATCTTCCATACCAGCAGTTCGTAACCGAGTGATATGCCCTATTTGCCATTGCTTAGTATCCAGGCCTTTCATTATTCCTAAATACTTATTCCTAATTAATGCATACTGATTACACAGGTGTGTTAAGTTTATTACGCTATCGTCGCTGTCAACAAACTTTTCGGCGTCTCTGCTACTTAACTGCCTATTGTATGTTTCCAGATACTTTCGAAAAACCTTACTGCGTTCTTTACGCAATTCTATATTCAGGTGCTCCAGTATTGCTTCAATTTCCTGTAACTGGTTAAAACGATGCTCAGTAATGCCAGGCAGAGCAGCACTAGATTTCTCTAGGCTGCCCTTAATGTGGCATTCGTATTTGGATTCCTCAAGTTCGTTCTCATAGAAGTCAATTGAGTCAACTAGGGTACTGAGATCGTCTACTACGCTTCGATACCATCCCATTTACTTTACTCCCAGTCAAACCCTTCATCATCGTTTTCTTCCTCTACATCAAAATGAGATTTTGCTGCAGCTTTCAGAACAGAATCAAAGGAACTAAATTCTTCCTCAATGCCCACGAAGTCAAGTTCTTCGTCAAGTACACGGATAAGTTGCTCCGAGGCCTCGATTCTATCCTTCTTTGGAATAAAAGTTTTGATAGTGTCCCAAACACTAATAAGTACTTGTATGTCAGGATTCATCGATCAGTTCTCCAGTGTCATTATTTTCAAATGCGCTATCATCTACATCACCTACATCAATATCATCTTTCTGTGGGTTCTGTCCCCATTCATCAATAATCAATTGGAGTTTTTCGCCTGTCCACTGCTTCCTAAACTCTTTGATAACTTCGCCTGTGATAGGGCTAGTGTACTCGAGTTTATTACCAGTTTTTTGCACAATGCCCTTTGCTTCAAACATCTCTAACAACCCACTATACGGGTTCATGCCTGATTCATAAGGAATCTTAATTTGTACACCCTCAAACGGTTTGCTGTAACGACTCTTCATTACTTTACATGCGGCACGAATACCTTGTACAGTTGAAGTTTTATTGCCGTCCTCGTCTTCCTTGAGTTTCAGTTTACGCATAGCAACAACAATACTACTTGCATAGATAAAGCCTTGACCGCCGCTGATTTTATCATCTGGGTCAAACATATCTTGCGATGCGTATGTGTGGTTAGTTGCAACAATACCTACTGGGAATGGTGCAATTTGGTTAACCATGTTACGCACTAGGGCAGTCAGAGCCTTTGGCTTTCTACCCATATCGCCTTTCATGTCGCCTTTTTCAAATTGTGCTACATCAGTTGGTGTAAGTAACATACCTAGACTATCAATAACAAATAACAATTTAGGCATATCTTCATAATCTAAATCGCCATAGTTACTTTTATAGTCTTTCATAAAATCACTCAAGGTCTTAGCAACATCGTCAATCATGCTAACACCAATTTTGAGTAATTTATCAGGTGTAGTATCTACTCCTAACGCTTGTAGCCAATCCTCATCAAGTGCGTTTTCGCTATCAAATAATACCACTTGGCATCCTTGATCTTGCGCTGCTTTAGTGATATTGCCGGAGCAGATAAAACTTTTACCTGATCCGGATTCACCTGCAAAAACACTAACCTTACCCAGTGGAATTCCTTTATTAAAGTCACTACTGATTAAGTAATTAAGTGTTTTGTTTCCTGTGCTGATCCAGTCTTTAGGATCATGGAAGCCAGCACTAATGCCTGCAATAGACTTAGTGACTGACGTCCTGAACTTAGTCAAGTCGAATGGTTTTTGCATAATTTAACTCCTTAACTACGAGAGCGAATCATATTTAAAATATCATCCGCGCTAGGCTTTTCGCCAGTTTGCTCTGCAGATGCTACTTCAGCTGTAGGCGTTGGCTCAACAACCGGTGTAGTATCTGCTACTGTTTCTACTACTGGAGCAGGTGCTACTGGAGCAGGTGCTGCTACTGGAGCAGGAGCAGGAGCTGCCGCTTGTGCTGGCGCTGCTTGTGCTGGAGCACTAGATGCCTGTACAGCAGTGCTTGGAACTTCTACGCCATACGGCTTGTAAAAGTTGCCCCACTGTTCTGGATCATACAAATCACCGTTTACACTTGCTTCAAACATCTGTGCAATTGCTTGGAGATGTGCTTGATCTGGTCGCTTAGGTAAAAACTCCTTCAGTGTATGCAAGCCGTTTGCATCAATTGCCGCAAGTTCAACTGCGTCTAATGCACGTTCTTTCCTAGAGTACTTTGATGTACTATAGTCAGCATACTGTCCTTTAGTAGTTTTAGTAACACGGAAGTCTGTACCGTTAACATAGTCAACTGGCAAGTTTTCCATATCAGGATCCATTAATGCAGCCTTGATAATGTTAAAAATTTGAGGTGAAATAACAAATCTGCGAACAGGGTTGTCAGGTGCTGTTTCGTTTAAAGGATTATCTGTAACGAAACCTTGGAAAATATAGGAACGCTTCTTCCAATACTTGCGGCCCATGTCTTCTAAACTTGGGTCTTTAAACCAAGGACGAACCTCAGTTAGTACTGGACAAGTGTCTCCGTACATTTCTGCAAAAGG